AACTGAAAAATCTATCCATTCTTGTGGGTCAAGATATGATATTTTTTGTACTTTTTTATCACCTAATTGATAACCAACATCTATATTGTTAGCTTTAACCCACATATTATTATACCAAAATATGTGATTTATTGATGTCTTTAATTCATATCCATCATCAAATTCAAAATGCAACCCTTCACCATATTTTCTATAAGAATCAGTTATTTTTACCATCCCTGAAGGACTATTTATGTATGGTAAGTGATTGTTTTTAATAAGTATTTCAAGTTCTTCTAATGTTATTTTCATAATGTCAATTCAACTCGTATAAATAGGTATGTGGTTAGGATACATTTTAGCAGAATATATCCAGCAATTGGATAGATTGTTGTCCCACATACTTATTATAACCTAATATTCATAAGGATAGTTATGAAAACTAAAACCGCATTAGCTCTTGAATTTTCTAAAAAATTTCCAGAATTAAATTCAGAGGATTTGCAGAAATTCTATCTTACACCAAAAAGTAAACGCGTCACCTCAAAAAATTCTGTAAGTTTTTCAATAAAGTGGTATAAAGATTTTAATTATGATCTTTCAATGCTGGATTGCAAAACTTTATTATATCATCACACAGAAAGAGTGTTACGCCTTGAACGACTAGAATATGAAAATAAACATCCTTCAGTGATAGATATTTCATTATATGAAATATATTCTATAAATAAAGAAGATGCAAAAAATTTATATTCTTGTATGGTAAAACAAAAAACACTAAATATTACATCAAACAACGATAAATACCGATTTAACCCAGACAAAACAGCTTTAATTCTTCGTTATGGTGAAGAAGATGGAATTAGACGATATAATAATTTTGTAGAAAAACAAAAACTAATATCTTCAATGTCTTTATTGTATTGGATAAATCTTGGGTATTCTGAAGAAAATGCAAAAATCAAGCAAGCCGAAAGACAGGCAACATTCTCATATAAGAAATTAGTTGAAGAACACGGTGAAATTATAGGATATTCCATATGGAAAGAACGCCAAGAAAAATGGCAAGATACTCTAAATTCTAAATCTGATGAAGAAAAGAAATTAATTAATAAAAAGAAGGGTCATTATTCTTTAGAAGCGTATTTATTGCGTGGATTTTCAATTGATGAGGCAAATGAATTACTAAATATTGCTTTGAAAAAATTCAGTAGTACATTTTCAAAAGAAGCTATACTCTTTATAGAAGATAATTTTTCTTTAGTTGATGCAAAATATGGCAATTCTGAGTGGTATTTGGTAGATGACAAAACAAAAAGAAGGTATTGGTATGATTATTCAAATATAAACTTGGGTATAATATTTGAATACCATGGACATGCCTTTCATCCAAATAAATCAGTTTTATCTAAAAAGGATTGGGATTTATGGAGGCATCCATTCTCAAAAGAAACTGCAGATGAAGTTCATAAATACGACACAGATAAACGAAAAACTGCTGAAGATCATGGATTTAAATTCTTTTGTGTTTATTCAAATGATTCAGAAGAAACAAAAATCAAAGTAGTGAAAGAAATGCAATCAATCTTGACGAATTGATCTTAAAAAATTAATTGCTGCATCTGATAAATCCACTTTAATTTCTGTATTTGGATCTAAACAGCCTGTGGGTGACACGCAAAGTAACCTTTTATCTCTTAATGCTCTATATACTGCTTCTACTTGATAATCATGCGGAATAATTCTCTCACCATGACTCATCATTTCGAATGAATCTACAAATTTTTGTATTTTCTCTCTAGTAATGCTTTCATCTACTGTGTTAATGTTAGAAGTAACTTCAATATCATTATCTTTACAATATTGAATAATATTCTCATTTAAGCCAGCATATATTAATCCTGTCCTAGAATTCAATAAATGCAGCTTGCCATCCCAATGCTTTTGAATATATGCTTGTGAGAATTTGGCTCCTTCAACTTCAAAGGTATATGCTTCGTATAATTCTTTAAAAATCCCTCGGTCTTCAGTAACAACTTTTAAATAGACATTGTCATAATATTCTAGTGTTATCATCAATTAATTCCATTCTGAAATTTAGAGAATTCTATTGCATTACGAATATCAAAACTCCTGCCCGCTATTGTTTTTAAAATAGATTCAATTTGAGACACTAGAATATTATAATATTCATACTTATTTTGCTCTTTAATGACATTTTTATCACTTGTTAAAAGAGTATCAATTTCAGATTTTAAAATCTTAGGACCAAGATACTGCTTCCACCCTAATTCATTGAGAGTTTCTCTATCTAATTCACCTTTGTAATATCTAGATGCAAGTGTTTTTATTTCATAATATTTAATTTCTGCCTTGCGTCTTTCCATTTTAGCAGCAGTCAATAATTTGAGATATTTGGCGTTTAAATTCGGAGTTCTTAAAGATTCATGGGTCAAATTAATTTCATCAATATTAGAATCTTTCTCCCACATATCGTTAATATCATCTAGCTTTAAGCTCATACACCAAATCCAAATTTCTTAATTTTCTTAGGGGTATTGTCTAGAGAATGGTTGAACATTTCTGCTAATACAAATTCTTGCTTTCCTTCTGGTATTTTTAAATCTGGCATTTTCTCAATTAATTTCTTGCCTTCCTCAACATTCATAGTTCCAAAACTTAAGATATCAAAACAACGCCCAGGTCTTGTCATTGCCTCATCAATATCTTTAGCAGATGGCAAATTAGTTGTAAAAATGAGTTTTTTGCCTTTAATAGATAAAAGTCCGTCCCCTAAATTTAAAAACTTAGGAATTAGATTATTTCCATCTGATCTTGGCTTTAAAAAATTATCTGCGTCTTCAATAATTAGAAGATCATTATTTCCAGTTACAAAGTGGTTGAAAAATCCATCTCGTTCTAAAATAGCAGGGTCATAAGTAACTAATGGTTTAACGCCATCATAGTGTTCAATTAACCCACGAAGAAAAGTAGACTTACCAGTACCCGGAGGTCCAATCAAAATAATTATATTTGCAGAGGATTTAATAAAATCATCATAATATTGTTTAAGTGGTCTATCCAAATTTGGGTACATTTCATCTACTGGCAATTTAGACATATCAATATAAACCGTAGATGGACTATCATCCGGCGAATAGTACCAAGAGATTGAAACACCTTTTGGAAATTTAGCTTCGAATGTATCAATATGTTTATTCAAAAAGTGGTTAGTTCCAAATATAGAGATATAAGTTTCTTGTTCTTCACTCACATATTCAACAAATTCTTTAGTCTTACGATTAATAATCAATCCACCGTTATATGCAGTTTGAATGGTTTGCCAATCATCGCTCTTAAATTCCGCTTCAATATATTCATAGAAATCTTTAACACTTGACCTTACTTGAGTTTTCTTGCAAAAAATGGATTTTTCACTTCTAACTGTTTCAGAGATTAAGTTAGAATATACAAAGTCTTTAATATTGTAACAAGAGACACCTAAGTGTGGCTGCGCTTTGTCAAATAATTGATTAATCATGCGTTTTTAGTCCTGGTTGGTATTCAATTTCGTTAATTTCAAATTCTCTAATTTTTCTTGGTTCTTTTCTAGATGTTTGTCCTACTCTTGGCAAACGAACTCCAGAATTAATATTGTCATGCGTATCCATAAACTCTTCTGCTGATTCTCTAGCTTCTCTAATTTTATTATTGTCATTATATATTAAAACCATGTATCGCCATCCATAATCTTAGTAGGCTTAACTAATTCTTTTCGTTCTTTATTAGTAAGATTATAGTTATAATTATATCCATTACTAAGTTTACCAGCATCTCTAATTTCATGTTTATCCGAAGTAAGAAACCCGCCTATATGTTCATCTTTACGTTGTAAATATGCGATTTTAAAATGTTTAGTGATAGGTAACATTACAACCACCTCTTAAATGCAGATTGTTCCATGCTTTTAGTAATCCACCATTTCTTTTCTTCTGGATTCCATCTAGCTCCTAAAGATTTTGCTTTATTCTTTTCCATAAAAGGGACATTTAAGAACACAATAAAATTATTATAATCTGCTCTATCTTGTTCTGCAAACCCTTCACCATCATCCCTCTTTTTACCTTCTTTAATATCATTGAGGATTTGGGTTATTCCTGCTGTATTTAGAGATAACTTGGCTCTTGTAATAGCTACATATAGTAGTCTTGCTTCTTCTAAAGAATAACCTTTATCGCAAGGACCTTTAAAGTCATCTGACAACATGACTGAATCCCATTCTAATCCTTTAGCCTTATGTGCGCTTGAAATCACTAGAGAAGCGTTATTAACGTCCTTATTAGCAGAGTTTAGTGCTTTTAATACCTTGGTATATCCATAGGTATTTTGCATTGTGATATAAGGCTTTAAATCCTTTCCATCACTGGAATTAGCATAATGCTCTAATTCCTCATAGCTTCTAAAGAGTCGAAACTTGCCTTTAGCTGGTTGATTGTCCTGCAATAATTTAACATTCTCAAAGAATTCCTTAGCGTCAGCAGTACCCGTAGAAGCTATATCAGTATAGCCTTCTGCTAACTTATCAATTAGTGTTTTAGCTACATTAGCATTAGTACGACATAAAATTGCATTAGGCTTATCGTAAATCGTTATTTTAGAATCTACGTTAGGATTGCCTTGCAACTTAGTGGTTTCACTAAATTCCTTGTCTAGAATCATATTACTTAAATCTGCAATTTCTTCACCGAATCTAAAGCTCATAGTTAGATTCGAGTTATATTCAGTCTTAATATTTTCCATTGCATTTACAGCACCCCTCCAACCATATATAGACTGATAACGGTCTCCACAATAAATTATAGGGCAATCTTGAGCTTCTAATAATTTAAGCATTAAGGTATCAGAATCTTGAGCTTCATCCATAAAGATCATATCAAAATTCAATTTAGGATTAGTCATAATCCAGAGTTTTGCATAAACGCAATGCCTAGAAGGAAAGTCAGAATTTAAGTCTGACATTAAATTCCATAGCTTTTCTGCATGAGTTTTATATCTATTATAGAAATTCTCTTTAAGTAATTTAGTGTTTATTAATGGATTAATAATGTCTTTAGGCTCAAAGAAGTGTTTGATACTTATATGGATATCTGTAGTTGCACAAAACCGTTCAATTACTTGTAAAAGGTAATTTCCAATATATGCACTCTTAAAGTCGCTTGAATAATTTGGGATCTTTAATTTTTCTGCAACAATTGAACCATAAAGTCTTTCAGTTAGTCTTGAACCGAATTGAGTTCCTACTGCATTAAACGCATAAGAGTGAAAGGTTTTAGCTTCTATATTAGAGCTAAATTTACTTGAAGCTACTATATCTTTATTAAATGCTAGATAAAGCATCTTTTTAGAAGGCATTGAATTACCAATCAACTTAATAGTTGAGGTTTTACCTGCTCCTGCATAAGCATTAACCTTTTGACTTTTTAAGGTCTTTGCTTTCTCAATAATTGATTCTTGTTCATTTGTTGGTTTCATAATTCAATTATATATTAAAACTCTTTAAAAGTCAATAGTCTAGAATGTGCTTTAGCACCTCACGTAGTGAGCAAAGAGTTAATTCAGGTTATTGAACTTTAGGCGTTTGAACTAATTTAAAGCGGTTTAGAGCATTAATTTACTAAAAGCTAAGTATCTATATTAACTTTTAATTAAAGTCTTTCAACCTTCATTAAATCAATTCTTGATGCACACTATGTGTGCTCGCTGACCTTTAGGTCGGCAGACACGAGCCGTAGGCTCTAAGAAGTCAATTAAACCCTTTAATTCTTTGGAGCTTAAATTTCTTTAAATTTTTGAAGACATTAAATATCAACTATCTAAATTATCTACTCCTCCACTTATGTTACGGAGCTATTAATTTTAAACCTGAATAAACTTTATGCTCGCTACGCGAGGAGCCTTACGGCTCTAATTTTTAATACCTTAATACTTAATCTTTAATACTTAATAATGGAATTTAATATCTATAAAGAACTTATAGACTTGAAACTTAGAGGAACTTGAAGGATTTTAAAAAATTTAAAACTTTCAAGAACTTACAACTTTCCCCATAATAAAGGAAAGTAAATGAACTTTTGAATAAAACTTTCAAGAATAACAACACGAATTGAATAACATAAATAGCAAAACTATTAAAAATAATTATATAGAGTAGATCTAATCTAGGCTTACTGGATTTCTCCAAGAACAATCGTTCTTTGTCATCTATTAGTGACTTCTGCTATTGTGAATTAACCCTTATTATTGATTAATTCCGTTAAATTAGTACCTTTAACACTCTTTCTATAACTCAACAAAGTTGAATTCTACTGAGATATGGAGGGGCGGTTGATCGGTCTCCCTTTACATTCAGCTTATACAGCGGAGTCTTTATTCTGCCATTCGTGCGACGCAATATGTCAAATTTATTTAACATATCTGAATAAAGACATGACGGTGGTTAAGAGTACACCTATCCGTCTCGGACATTCATATAGAAATAAATGTCTTTTACCCTTTAAAGTTAGATTAGTGCACTGCATCGCCCTCAAGACCAATTTTAGCTTGTGGTTACAGTCTAGGAGTTATACCTAGCTTCTATGCTTTGCGCTTTCGCGTTTAAACTACTCAACTAATCCCATAAAGGGCATTATTACCTCACCTTTTCACTTTCGTGTTCTATAAGGGGCTACTAGGGCTAAGAAATTTACCGTCTCCCGTTCACACGATGCCTGTTACCAGACAAAGGAATTCTAAAAAAGAATCCAATTATTAAATCTTCTAAAAATTCAATAATTTGATACTCTACCTATTATATATGGTCAATTTTTGAAATTTCAACCCCTATTATAACTTATTTATATAAATCTAACAACCCGCTAACTCTCCAGGTCTTTGTCTTTGGATCAAATTGCGGTTCTGCTACTGTTTTAATTGGAGCAGCTTCAAAATGAATCTTATTACTTATAACAACTTTAACCTCAATAGGGGTTCCTAAAGAATAAATGATCTCTTCATGTTTCTCCCCAACGACTACATATGAATCTTTTTTAATAGAAAAAACAGTTTTCCCAGTGAATTCAATTACATCGTTCACTAAAATATTGTTTGACCATCCACCTTTAGTAAACCACTGTTTTCTATTTATATGTTTATTTGTGCCTTTAGTTGTAATAATGCTTAAAAGCACCCGTTTTTTGGAAAATTGAAGTACCTTAGCAGTTACTATAAATTTATTATTTTTTGACATAAATTGGACATTTGTTGCAATTTACCAATTATATCATATTTTTATGAATTTGTAAACCCCTACAACTCAAATGGTTATTTCTTCATTTTATATGCTGACATCCAACCAAGCATAAAACTCCATTTATCGAGTTTTGATGGTCTTCCTTTAGTTTGAATTTCCCATGCAGATTCTGCTAGTAATTTTAAGTCTGAATCATTCATTTTAAAATATTATAAATATATCAATATAACTATTTATAAGAGTTAAATTGAGCTACGGAAAAAACACAAATCAAGGCAAATTTAAACCAAAGAACCCTAATAAATATAAAGGAGATGCCAATAATATAATGTTTCGATCATCATGGGAATTAAAGCACATGAAGAGATGCGATGAGAGCCCAGATATCATAGAATGGTCTTCTGAGGAGATTATTATACCTTATAAGACATTCGATGGTGTTTTGCATAGATATTTCATTGATTTCTATATGAAAGTCAAGCAAAAAGATGGCTCAATTAAAACATTTTTAGTAGAAATAAAGCCTGCCCAGTTTGCAAAACCCCCAAAAACACCCAAGAAACAAACCAAAAGATTTATAACAGAAGTTCTAGATTACTCAAAGAACATTGCAAAATGGAAAGCAGCAGATGAATTTTGCAGAAAAAACAATATTACATTCATGGTTCTCACAGAAGAAGGACCAATAGACTGGAAAAAGCATGCCCAAATCCAATAAACCAGAACCATCTAACTTATTGAAATCATTGATAAAAAGGATAGATTCTGAGCCAAAACAAGCTGAACTGCCTCCAAATAAGCTAGTTTTACCCGATAATAAGATTAAAACTCCACTTATAAATAAACTTATAAATAGGATTGAACCATCTAAAAAAGATGTTTTAGCTAAGAACCCATTTAAAGATATTGAGGCTCTTAGGCGAGAAATCAATCCAAAGAACCAGTTCACCTTTTATCAGCAGCAAATCAAAAAGATTAAAGGTGAGGTAACCGCACCAAAACTCTTAAATACTAGCGCAACTAAGAAAACCATTAGTTTTGGGTCGATGTTCCTCTTTAATTATGATGCAAAATTGAAAGATGAGCTTCCATATTGGGATGCTTATCCTTTAGTAATTCCTTTTGATGTTGCTAAAGGAGGGTTCTTGGGGTTGAACCTTCATTATTTGCCGATTTACTTGAGAATTCGATTTCTTGAAAAGCTCTATGATTTTCAAGCAGATGAGACCCTAACAGATGATGCAAGACTAGAGTTTTCATGGAGCATGACAAAGGGAATTTCTGGTCTTAAAGAAGCTGAACCATGTGTGAAGCATTATTTAAGTAATCACGTAACTTCTAGATTTATGTTAGTTAAACCGCAAGATTGGAAAGCTATTTGCTTCTTACCATTACAGCAATTCAAGAAAGCATCAGCAGGAAAAGTATGGCAGGACTCTTTAATGAAGATGAGAAAATAGAATGGCAAAATCAAGTTTAAATCAATTCTTAGCACTCGTAAGATCGACAGGTCTATCTAAAACCAATAGATTCTTTGTTAGAATTGCACCTCCACCAGCATTAATTTCTCCGATTGATCTTAGTTCTTTAGCACTATTAGCAGAATCCTCTAGCCTTCCCGGTAAAAGTCTAAATACTCAAGAATTGGGAATCTATGGTCCAAAATATAACAGAGTTACTGGTGTTAATTATGGCAATACTATTAAAATAACATTTTTGGTCGACAGACTCCTTAGAGTTAAGCGGTTATTTGATGATTGGATCGACCTTGCAGTTAGCCCAAACTCTTATAATGTGGCTTACGCTTCTAACTATTTAAGCCAAGAAATTAGCATTATTCAATCTGATAATATGGAAAATGAAATTTATCAGGTGAAGCTAATTGATGCTTTTCCGGTTGATTGCTCTGAGATTGAATTGGATTCGTCTACTGAAGGATTTTCTAGAATCGTAGTTACCTTTAAATATAGAAAATGGGTTGGAGATTTAACAGACGATCCAAATGCTAACGAAGCATTTTCTCTATCAAAATTATTAGGACTTTAAATGTTACCAAAATTAACAATTCCAGAATATTCAACAACTTTACCGATTTCTAAGAAAAAAGTTAAGTTTCGACCATTCTTAACAGGTGAAAAGAAAATCTTATTGATTGCTAAGGATACTGGTGATGATGCTGATATTGAAGCAGCCACCATTAGAATCATTGATATCTGCACTTATCAAAAGCTAGATATTGAGAGTCTTCCATTTACAGACATAGAATGGATTTTTATTAAAATCATAGAAAAATCCATCTCAGAGGTAGTACCGCTCAATGTAAAATGCGGTTCTTGCAATAAAGACAATGATTATGATTTAGATCTAAGCAAGACTGAATTAACATCAGGCAAAGATTCTAAAATAATGCTAGAGGATAATCTTGGAATTATCATGAAATATCCTTCTATCTCTCAAGTTCAAAAATTAAAAGATAATAATTCGCCCGAAACAGTGTTCAATTTAATTATTGACTGCGTCCAAACCATTTTTACTGATAAAACAGAGTATCAATCTAAGGATTCTAGTCGCGAGGATATTATTAAATGGGTTGATCAATTAAATGATACTCAATTCTCTAAGATTGAAGAATTTATGGTTGAGCTACCTGCTCTAAGAAATAAAATTGAATTTAATTGCATCCACTGCAAAGAAAAGAACTTATTTTATATAGAAGGATTAAAAGATGTTTTTTAATTGGTATGTCTCAAGAATCGCTGATGGCATACCTCAAGAACAACTATGCGATTCATCGTTACAATCATTATTCTTTAACCGAATTAGAGAATATGTTGCCTTGGGAAAGAGAAGCCATTACCTTCTTAATTTTAGAAGATCTAAGAAAGCAAGAGGAATCTAATGGCTAATAAGAAAGAACCCTCAAAATTGCTTCAGTCTTTAATTGCAAGACTAGATGATACTAATCCTTCAGATATCAAGACAAATGCCGATACAACCGCTTCTGACGCTTCTATGAATCAATCTACACCGAAGCCGAAGGTTAAGACTAGCAATAACTGGCACATTCCAGTAGATCTACCAGAATCTAAACTCGATGCGGATGAAGGCAAAGATCAAGAATATCAAAAAACAACCAAAGCTGAAGAAGAACTTACAAAGAAAGATGTAAAGGACAAAGTATCTAAAAGAGTTGAGTCTTTAAATAAGATAGGACAGACTCTATCTAAGCATTCTACGATTATGGGGTTCTCTAACCAATCAACTTATATATCTGCAAAAAAATCTTTGGATGAATTCTCCAAGACAATGGAGTCTAAAGGAGGTGAATCTTTAGTTGGCGCATCACAATCCCAGTTAGATATTTTAAATAGATTAGAGACTTTACTACTAAATTTTGTCAAATCCGGCGGCAAGGATTCTGAAAAATTCAATAAACAATTAAAAAAATTGCAGGGCAATATTAATATAGCTGAAGGACCTCAAAAGACAAAAGAGTTCTTAACTAAAGTTTCTAGGGATATTCAGGGGAAAAATGAATCCAATGAAAAAGGATTATTGCAAGCCGTAATTGAAAAATTCTTTGGAGAAGCACCTAAAACAAATAGAATGTCAGAGAGATTTGTTGAAGGTAGTGTATTAGGCAATTATTTTAAATCTAAAGAGAGCAAACAATTAAAAGCGCAGGGATTAGATTTAGATATTGTTGAAGGTGAATTAGAAGAACAGACAAAAGAATTAAAAGAATCTAGAGTTTCTCCTAAAAGCAAGAAAAAAAAGGGAGGAAGGGATAAATACTCTCTCAATGAAAACGCAGAAGAATTATATGATAAGCAGAGAGATGAGAAATATGCAAAAGAACATGAATCTCTAAAAGAATCTCCAAAAGATAAAGAGATGCGTCATTATGAAGAATCTCAAAAAGAATCTAGAGTTTCTCCTAAAAGCAAAGAAAATAAAATTGACTCAATGAAAGTTGAGAAATTAGAGGTTAAAGGGTTTGCAGATAATTTGGGCAAGATACTAGTAGAACTAGAGCTTATTAGAGAAAAGATTGGTGAGAATGGTGAATCTACGGGCTCGTCTATACCTTCTATTGATGGGATTGGCAATAAATTAAAATCCGGTGTTAGTTCTATGGGTAGAATTGGGGCTAGGCTATTAGGGACAACCGCAGGAGCAGCTGCAACTTCAGTGGCATTGGGCGCAGGAGCAGACTATGTAGCAGGTCAATTTGGGGTTGGTAAAGATGAGAATGGCAATGATCTCAAAGTAGATGAGAGGCAAGATGATGAAAACTGGAATAAGATGTCATTTCTCGAAAAAGCCCAATCTGGGGTTGCTAGAGGAATCGAAAAAGTAGGAAATGTTGCATTCCTTGGTAATATGAGTAAGCAAGCACAAGCAGATAGAATTAAAAAAGAAACTGAATATCTTAGTAAAGGTGAAATTACACCTAAGTCTAATTCTTTATTAAATAACTCTGCAGATGTAATTAATCAAAAAAATGAAGCTATAAATAATAAAGAGCAGCAGCCAATAATTATTAATAATCAAGCACCACCGCAAGTAGCACCTCAACAAAACAATTCTCAAGTAGTTCCAGTAAAAGCAGATCCGAATAATAATGACGGCTCATTTAAAGAATGGGCTAAACACAAACTTCAAGGTTGGTAGATAGATGGGATATGATGCATTTGGCAATTTTGATGGTATTATAGATACAGGGACATTTGCAGACCCAAGTTCTTTTGATACAACTGTAGTTAATCCAAAAACAACTATAAAAACGCTTAACCCAGAAGATACTCCTATAAATCGTAGGAATTATCAATTTTCACAATCTAATCAAGGCAAATATAATATCTCTAATTTAAGATATCCTGATAATACATCATCAGTTGATGATAATCAGCATTATGTTGCTTTCTATATAAATGTTCCAGAATCTTCTAAATTCTCAAAGGGAAATAGAATTGGGGTTGTTAATAATGAAGGGCAAAATAGAACAGATGCAGCTAATTCGCCAGTAGCAGAAAAATTTGCAACAGCAGCTGCTGGCTTA